TAATGGTTTTTCTTTAGGGACTGCAACTAATTTTAATTACTATAATGATAAGCAGTCTGTAGCATATTGTTGGAAAGGCGGAGGGACGGCGGTTACTAATAATGAGGGAAATATAACAAGCCAAGTCAGCGCTAATAAAGATTCTGGATTTAGTATTGTAAAATATACAGGAAACAGTTTGGCAACTATGAGTATAGGGCATGGCCTTGCCGAACTCCCTCAGATTGTAATTTCAAAAAGATTAGACTCATCTGTAGATTGGGGTGTTTATACTAATGTATCTACCGGCAATAATACTACTAATTGGTTGTCTATAAATGACACCGGCGCATACGGCGCTGGTAATTTTATGAATTTAGATAATACGGTACTATCAGCTGTTGCTACAGGCGCTTTTTGGATCCAAGGTAGTCAAATAGCCTACTGTTGGCATTCAGTCGCTGGATTTAGTTCTATAGGTACTTATACAGGGAATGGTTCAACAACAGGGCCGTCTGTAACTGTTGGATTTAGGCCTTCTTGGGTAATGATTAAAAGGACATCTGACACAGGAAGTTGGTACATTTTTGATGCAGCAAGAGCAGGAAGTACGACAACTTTCCCGAACCTGTTATACCCTAACCTATCTAACGCGGAATATAATACAACCGGTACAGCTTATAACGGTATGCATATTGCAACCACATCTACTACTTTTGAAGTAGACTTTAGTAGTGCTTGGACAGACTTAAATGCCTCTGGCAGTACTTACTTATATATGGCAATAGCTTAAAATTAAAAAAATATGAAATTACCACAAAACGGCATAGCGCGCGAAATAAGACATTATATTGGAAGTTTATTTGTATTCTTATTAATTATAGGAATAGTAGTATGGCTTGTTAAATTTCCAGTATTAGAAACAAATAAAGAAGTTGTAATGATGCTAATTGGAACTATTTCTGCTTCAATTGGTGTTGTTATTAGTACTATAACCGGTGCTAAACCCGATGATGTTAACGCATTAAAGGGGGATATAGAAAAAAAGCAATTACAAATAGATCACTTAACCAAAGCAAAAGACGATTTAGAATCTATGGTTATTAATCTTCAAAAAGAAATGCTCAGAAATCAAGATGATGTAATGGACAAGATTATATTAAAGGCAGCATTAGATTATGACGATAGAGCCGGAGCGCGCAAACAGCTAGCATTACAAAAAAAGTGTGTATGCGGCGAAGACAACTGCTCTTGTAAAGGTGAGTAATTATAAGTAATAATAAACTATAAACCTAACTAATTTTAAACCAATACCCAATGACACTATTTTACCGGACTCAATCGTGGTCTAGTCAACCACAAGTAACCGATCAAACCAAAAAACTTTGGAAGCGTTATGCTAAGAAAAAAAACTGGCGTATAACTCAACTTCCAAATGGCTATTACCAGGCTGAATGGATTGATTTTAACGATAACTGGAACGGAATAACCAGGCGAGAAACACTTGAAGGAGCAGAAAAAGCAATTGATTCTTCAATTGAACATTACAATAAAAAACTAAAGCTTGCTGAAGGACCAGTTGTCATAAAAACCTTTTAAATAAAATACTTAAATTAAATTAAATTAAATCATGTCAGACGCAATTGTCAAAAACCTCAGCTTTGGTAACGAAGCTAAGGATAAACTATTTGAAGGTATAAACAAACTCACGAAAGCCGTTAGCTCTACACTTGGAGCTAGCGGTAAACGTGTAATATTAGAAGATGGCGCAGGAAAACCTGTTATTACAAAAGACGGAGTAACTGTTGCAGATTCAATTATACTATTAGACCCTATTGAAAATATGGGTGCTACGCTTTTAAAGGAAGCTGCTAGGAAAACTGTAAGAGAAGCTGGCGACGGAACGACAACGGCTACAGTGCTAGCGCACTCAATTTTAAATGAAGCATACCCTAAATTAAAAGAATTAGGTGCAAGAAAGCTAAAAGAGGGTATTGATAGTGCAGTACAAAAAGTTGTAAAGTACTTAGAAAAAAGCTCTACAAAGGTCACTGGTGATATGATTGATCAGGTGGCTAGTATATCTACTAATAATGATATAAAGCTAGGCACGACTATCGCAGATGCTTTTAGATCGGTTGATGAAACTGGGGTGGTTATGATGGAAACAACAGAACTATCTGAAACAACTTCTGAATTAATTGATGGATTACAATACGAAAAAGGACTAACAAATTCCCACTTTATTACAGAGCAGGATTCTAAAGTTGCTACATTAAATAATCCATATGTATTATTAATTGAATCTCCTGTAGAAAATATACGTAAAATACAATCTGTATTAGAATATATTATAAAGAAAAGCAAACCTTTGCTTATTATAGCTGATTTAGATCCTAAAGTGGTGGCTACACTAGCTATGAATAAAATTAAAGGTAATGTAAAAATTAATGTAATTAATGCACCTACATATGGCATAGCTAAAAAAGACATGTTGAATGATTTGTCTTTATTAACAGGTGCTACTATTATAAATGAAGATTTAGGTGACGATATGGATTTAATTCAACCTGAGCATTTAGGCAAATGCTTAAAGTCTGTAACTAATGATACTGAAACAATTATAAAAGTTGAAAGTATTACAGAAGAGGTGGAAAAAGTAATTAAAAAAATTAAAAAAGATTTAGCGGGTAAAAATCCTGCTGCTGAAACCATAAGATTAGAAAAAAGATTAGCTAGACTATCAGCTAAAATTGCTACAGTTAAAGTGGGAGCGGACTCTGATATTGAATTAAAAGAAAAAGCGGATAGAGTAGAAGATGCTATTTGCGCTACAAAAGCTGCTATTAAAGAAGGCATTGTGCCAGGTGGCGGAGTTGCATTATTAAATGCTGCTAAGTATGTTAAAGCAAAAGATGATGCGGAACAAATATTATTAGACGCAATAGAACAGCCGTTTAATACTATATTAGAAAACGCTAATTTAAATATAATATGGAACGATAAACCGGGTTGGGGATTAAATGTTATTACTGGAAAATCTTGTAATATGATAAAATCCGGCATTATAGACCCGTTACTTGTAACTAAAACAGCATTAAAAAATGCGGCTTCAGTTGCAACTACAATATTATCTACTGATTGTATAATTAATAATTTACGTATTAATGAGGGCAATAGGTAGAAACTTAATAATTAAAAAAGAAAAGCAAGGTACTTCGGAAACTAAAGGAGGCTTATTATTAACTGAAAATCAAAGAGAAGATTTAAGATATAATAAAGCTACAGTAATATCTATAGGGTCTGAAGTGGTTGGAGTTAAAGAAAGCGACAATATTTATTATGATAAGCATGCAGGGCATGGAGTTGAAATAAATAAAGAAGTTTTCCAGGTAATTAAGCTCCAAGACGTTGTTATTGTTTTATGAAAAGATTAGAAGCAAGAGATTTAAAAGATTTTAACTTGCTTAAGCATTATAGAATTATAAGAAAGTGGGCGGCAAAAAACAATGGTATGACTGATGCCGATTTAGAACTTTTAATATATTTAGATTGTGTTGATCTATTTACAAAAATAGATTTTAAAATGGGTGCTTACTCGTATAGCTGGAATAATAGAAGATGGAATACACTATTAAAAGAAGGCTGGATAACTGTATGGCGCAAAAGAAACCACACAACGCAAAAGTACAATATATATAAAACGTCTTTTAAGTGCAAACAACTTATAAATAGAATTTATAAAATAATGCTGGGCGAAGAAGATATTCCAATAAGTGAACGTAGAAATGTAATAATGAAAGGAGAAACTTATACAAATAAAGTTTTAAAAGTTTCAATAAATAATATTAATAAAGATAAGTATAGATAATCATGGACAAAAGTAAAGCAATTATTTCAAACCCTATATTAAAAGGGCAAGTAGGAGAATCTCACGTATGGGACGGTCCTTTAAGTACAGAGGGTTTTCCAATGGGCAATGGCTCCAGTTCTGGTATTACTGGGATGGAAGTTAAAAAAGCTCCAACATTTTATAAAGCAGGACCCATTACGCAAATTGCAAAAGCGGCCCGAGGAGAATAGTAATGAATATGGCGGACTTTAAGTTGCTAGCTATCAACGGATCAGTTGGTGTAGTAACTATGATGGAAATAGAAGTATGGCTTAAAATAATACTTTTAGTTGTAACTATAGGATATACTTTAGCCAAATGGTTTAAACTCATCAAATAATGGGTTATATACAAAGTAATTCACCTTTTCTTAAAAAAACCGCAGCCTGGACTCGTAAAGAAGGCAAAAATCCCGAGGGGGGATTAAATGAAAAGGGGGTTCAATCTTACAGAGAAGAAAATCCCGGTAGTAACCTTCAAACTGCCGTAACCACGCCACCTTCTGAATTAAAAAAAGGTAGTAAGGCTTGGAACCGTCGTAAAGCTTTTTGCGCGAGAATGAAGGGTGTAAAAGGCCCAATGAAAAAGCCTAATGGTGAGCCCACTAGGAAAGCTTTAGCTTTAAAAAAATGGAATTGCTAATAATTAAACAACAACAATAACAACAACAAATCAAAACACAGAAATTATGGGAATGAAATCAGATGAACGTTATGATGCTAAAGAAGCATATAACAAAAAATTATCTTCAAAAGCAAGAATGCATTATTTAGAAAATGATATTGCTGATAGGAAAGGACACTCAGGAACTTACAGCGGTAATCACCCAAGATATTCTAGCCCTGCTGGAATGATGAGTCAAGCTGAAGCAGATCTTGCTTATAATCCTATGGATGATATTGCAGGTCAAGGAACAGAGGGAATAAATACAGGGGTGATGATGAAAAACATGTCTCCCATGCAAAACCATAATCAAGGTTATAATGACAGAGAAGATGAGTCTTTAGGTATGCGTACAGGAGCTAAAAGACACTTTAGCCAAAATCTTCACGATAGAAGAGATGAGTCTTATGGGGCATGGACTAACCGCAAAGGAGGAAAAGTAAACAAATAATATATATATTATGGGATTTAAATTAAAAAATAGCCCTGTTTCTATGAAAGGGTCTCCAATGCATCTACCCGGAATTGGAAATGCATTAAAAGCTGGCTTTAATGCTGTTTTTGGAAGTAGCACACGTAAACCTCCGAATCCAAAAGATCCTAGGAATATGACTAGAGAGCAAAGAAATACAATGCAAAGAAAAGCTATGAGGTCTTTATATGACATAGGAAGGGACATGACTCATGAAACGCCTTCTAAGGGAGATTATGAAGTGCCAGCATTAGGAAGTAGCGGTTATGGTATAAAAGGTAGCGGATATAAAGATGAAGCAACTGGAGGAACCACTACTTTAATAAAACCTGCTCAAACTGCGCCTAAAAAGAGAAAAAAAATAAAAACATTAGACACAAAAATAACACCCAAAAAGACTACTGATACAAAAGCAACAGCAAAAACAATAACTAAAAAAGAAACTGCTAGCAAACCTGGTAAATTAAGATCACAAAAAAATATTAGAAACCGCAAACTTTCTAATAAAGAAGGGTCTATGACCAGGAGGGAGAGGCGTTTAATGAAAACTTTAGATAAAGCATCCTCTGCAAAAGCTAAAACAAATCAAACTGCGGGAAGCATTGATACTAGTAAACCTAAATCTGCAGATACAGGAGCCAAACAAACTAGCGCTAGGCGTTCAAGAGCTAAAGCTAAACGATTAGAAAATAGAGCCTCAAGAATAGAAGGGCGTATCGAAAGAAAAGCTAGCAGGCAAGCGCAACGCAAAAAAATTAAAGAAAACAGATAGGACTGTATAAACCTAGCAAAACACAAACATTAACAACAACAAAACACAAACAAAATGGCAAAATTTATCAAAATTAAAAAAGCAAATTTCGCATCTAGTTTAAATTATACAGCAGATATGCTTGTAGGTGTAGATCAAATTGCAGTGGTAAAAAAAGGAACAAACAGTGCAATTAATTCAGATGCAGCTACTATCTTTTTTCAAGATGCTACTTCTTATATTACTTTTACTGATACAGCTAAAGGCGTAGATATTGTAAATGCGATTAATAGCGCTCTTACAGCTAATCCAGGGGGAGTAGTAGCAACTGTGCAATTAGATTCTTCAGTAGAAATTACAGCACTTGCAGTAGCTTAATATGAAGTCTAAAGGGCTTGGTGATTCAATTGAAAAAGTTACCAAAGTTACTGGAATTAAAAGCGTAGTAGACAGGGTCGCAGAGGGTTTAAATATCCCCTGCGGCTGTTCTGCTCGTAAAGATAAATTAAATAAAATGTTTCCTTATAAATAATGGCTTTTAAACTTAATAACCCACCTTACAAATTAGATAATACCCCTATATATAATGTAGATTTAGGAGAAGGTATATTAGGCAAGGCTAACAATAATGGGACTATATTAATAAATAAAAATTTAAATCCTAATCAAATTGACAAAGTAGTGGATCATGAAATGGTTCATATAGATCAATTTAAAAAAGGGGATTTAGATTATGATGATAATAATGTTTATTGGAAAGGTAAAACTTATTCAAGAAGCAAAATGAAAGAAGGCGCAAAAAATTTGCCCTGGGAAAAAGAAGCTTACGACATAGCTTAAATTATGTTAAAATTATTATTAGGCCTACTAAAAGGCGGTGATGGCAGAAAGTCAGTAGCTGGTAACTTAGCGTGGGAAATAAGAGAAGCAATTAAGGGTAAAGAATTAGACCCTAATGAAATAATAGAATTGCAAACTAAAATAAATGAAATTGAGGCCGGTCATAGAACAGTATTTGTGGCTGGATGGCGTCCATTTATAGGATGGGTTTGCGGAGTAGCATTAGCATACAACTTCGTAATAAGAGATTTATTTATTTGGATAACAAAAACAACCGACGCTCCTCCGGCATTACAAATGGAGCATTTAATGACAGTCTTATTGGGAATGCTTGGTCTTGGCGGATTAAGAACCTTTGAGAAAATAAAAGATAAAGTAAAATAATTTAATTAAATTTAATCAAATGAGTACAAAAGAAAAAAAAGTAACCGAAGAGCAATTAGCTAAAATTAAAGAGCAACAAACCTCAATGAATAATAAGTTAAGAGACATTGGGTTTATTGAAAATCAAAAACATGTATTACTACATGAATATGCCGGGCTTGAGCAAGATATGGAAGCCTATAAAAAAGAGTTAGAAAAAGAATATGGCGCTATTAGCATTGATCTTGAAACAGGTGTTTATAAAGAAATAGAAAACACTGAAGAAAAAGAAAAGTAAAATGGATAGTGTTATAAGAAAAATCAGCATCGGCTCTGATTATAAAAATGATGCTATGCATTACTCCGTAGGCCAAGAGGTATATGGGGGACACAAAATAGCTTATATCATATTCGACGATACTGATAGTTCTTATAATATTTTTATAAAAAAGAACAACGAGGTGTTACCATGGAAAAAATTTAATTCCAACGTGGCTATATCAGTTGAATATAATTTAGAATATGAATAGCGTTTACGATTTTATTGTTGAACCTATTGGAGAAAGATATAATAACACGACTAAAGTAAACGATAAAGAGCTAATTTTAAATTGTAGTATAGAATCTTTTAAGTTTATAAATAGGCTTGCAAAAGTAATAGCTGTCCCTAAAGCATATAATACGCCTATTAAAAAAAATGATGAAATTATAATTCATCATAACGTATTCAGAAGATATTACGATATAAGAGGCAAAGAAAAAAACAGTAGCAAATATTTTAAAGACAATCTTTATTTTTGTCAGCCTGATCAAGTATATCTTTATAAAAAAAATAATAAATGGCAGTCATTTATGGATAGATGCTTTGTCAAGCCTTTATTAAATAATGACGATACAAGCTTAGAAAAAGAGCAAAAGCATATTGGTATACTTAAATATAGCAATAGCTCCTTAAAAGCGCTTGAAATCAATCCTGGAGACGTCGTGGGCTTCACTCCTAATAGTGAATGGGAGTTTATAATAGATAATGAAAGATTGTATTGTATGAAATCTAATGATATTGTTATTAAATATGAATGTAAAAAAGACCAAACTGAGTATAATCCAAGCTGGGCAAAAAGCAGTTGAGGAATTAATTAAAGTGGCTAAAGAGGCAATTGTAGATTCAGAAGATGATATATCAGCAGATAGATTAAAAAATGCAGCAGCTACTAAAAAATTAGCAATATTTGATGCATTTGAAATACTTTCAAGAATAGAAACTGAAGAAAAGTTATTAGAAGATAAAAATACTAATCAAAAAACTTTTGGAGGTTTTGCTGAAACAAGATCAAAATAATGTATAAGCAAACACTATATTCAGTTATACCTGATTATGTAAAGCCTAATATATTAAAGAAAAAAAATAAACAAAAGAGCTGGGAATACGGGTATAACAAAGAGCACGATTTAATAATTATAAGTAAAACAGGCGAGCTCGGCGAAGTATATGACATCCAAGGCTTAAAAATAGGTCTACCATTAATACATAAATGCTTTAAAAGATCAAATAAAAAAGCTGAACAATATTGGCAGAAATTTGATTATCCTAAGCAATTAAAAAAAATTAAAAGTGTTTTTGACTGGAATAATTACCCAGACAATTTTAAAGAACAATGGTACGATTATATAGAAAATGAATTTAAATATAGAGAAGAGGGGTTTGCGTTTTATAATAACGGCAATGAAACTTACATTACTGGTACTCATTACATGTACTTGCAATGGACTAAAATTGACGTTGGGGCCGCTGAATTTAGAGAGTCCAATAGGTTATTCTACATTTTTTGGGAAGCCTGCAAGGCAGATAGTAGATGTTACGGAATATGCTATCTCAAAAACAGACGGTCTGGGTTTAGCTTCATGGCATCGAACGAAACTGTTAACCAAGCTACGATATCAAGCGACGCAAGATTTGGGATTTTATCAAAAACTGGGGCTGATGCCAAAAAAATGTTTACCGATAAAGTCGTTCCCATATCAACCAATTACCCTTTCTTCTTCAAGCCCGTTCAAGACGGTATGGATCGCCCCAAAACAGAGCTTGCTTACCGAGTGCCCGCCTCTAAACTAACTCGGCGCAAGATAGAAGTAGGCGAACAATTAGCGGACATTGATGGGCTTGACACTACAATCGACTGGAAAAATACAGGCGATAACTCCTATGATGGGGAAAAATTAAAGCTTTTAGTGCACGATGAATCTGGCAAATGGGAAAGACCAGATAATATAATTAATAATTGGAGAGTCACTAAAACAACATTAAGACTCGGGAGCAGGGTAGTTGGCAAATGTATGATGGGCTCTACATCGAACGCTTTAGACAAAGGGGGCGAAAATTTTAAAAAATTATATGAAGGATCAGACGTCACAAAACGAAACCGCAATGGACAGACTAGCTCAGGATTATATTCTTTGTTCATACCTATGGAATGGAATTACGAAGGATTCATTGATATGTTTGGATTACCTGTATTCGACACTCCAGAAAAACCGGTAAAAAGTATTGACGGAAGTTGGATAGAAACGGGTGTAATTGATTATTGGGTTAATGAAGTTGATGGTTTAAAAAAAGACCAAGACGCTTTAAACGAGTTTTACAGACAATTCCCGCGTACTACTCAACACGCTTTTAGAGACGAAACAAAACAATCTTTATTTAATTTAACTAAAATATACGAGCAGATAGATTATATTGAAGAAATAAAATATACCGGCCTTATAACGCAAGGTAATTTTCAATGGCAACGCGGAATTAAAGATTCATTAGTTGAATTTCAACCTAATAACAACGGCAGATTTTTTATTTCATGGGTACCCCCACAAAGCATGCAAAATAGATCTATATCTAAAGGCAATATGAGATACCCTGCCAACGAGCATTGCGGGGCTTTTGGATGTGACAGTTACGATATATCAGGAACAGTAGATGGAAGAGGGTCTAAAGGATCATTACATGGGCTTACAAAATTTACCATGGAAGATATCCCCCCTAATCATTTCTTTTTAGAATATATATCAAGACCTGATAATGCTGAAATATTTTTTGAAGATGTATTAATGGCATTAGTATTTTACGGAATGCCTTTGTTAGCAGAAAATAATAAACCACGATTATTATATTATTTAAAAAGAAGAGGTTATAGAGGGTACTCTATGAATCGTCCAGATAAAGTTTATAATAAACTATCAATTACAGAAAGAGAAATTGGCGGAGTGCCTAACTCAAGTGAGGATATGAAACAAGCTCATGCGGCTGCTATAGAATCATATATTGATGCTCATGTAGGTTTCAACGGTGAAACACACGGGGATTTGTATTTTACGCGCACGTTAAACGACTGGGCTAAATTTAATCTTAACAACAGAACAAAGCATGACGCATCTATAAGTTCTGGCTTAGCTATAATGGCTTGCAATAAAAATAAATATGCTCCGGTAGCTAAAAGAATATTTCAACCGGTAAATTTAGGAATAAGAAGATATAATAATGATGGAGTTACATCAAAAATAATTTAAATACATGATTAACACTAACTATAACAGTTCATTCCCAGATCAGGTAGTACCTGATTCAGTAAAGAATAGTTATGACTATGGTATACAAGTAGGGCGGGCTATAGAAAACGAATGGTTTAGGCAAGACATTGGCGGCGACCGATATTTACAAAATTTTCAAAACTATCATAGGTTAAGATTGTATGCTAGAGGCGAACAGCCTGTACAAAAATATAAAGATGAATTATCTATTAATGGTGATTTATCTTATTTAAATTTAGATTGGAAAATTGTACCCGTTATTCCCAAGTTTGTAGATATTGTAGTAAATGGAATGACTGATAAAGGATATGAAATAAAATCTTTTGCTACCGATCCTTTTGCATTACAAGAACGCACTGATTTTGCGTTTAAAGCAATAAGAGATATAATAAATAAAGAATATATTGAGCAAATGAATGAGGCTACAGGTAAAAATTTTTACGCCTCCGCTCAACCAGATAAGCTCCCTGCATCTCGTGATGAGCTAGATTTGTTTTTACAACTTAATTATAAACAAAGTGTAGAAATTGCAGAAGAAGAAATAATAAAAAATGTTTTTTCTTTTAATAAATATCCTGAAATTCAAAGAAGAATAGCCTATGATTTGGCTGTATTAGGAATAGGTATTTCTAAAACTAGTTTTAATTTATCTGAAGGAATTACTGTTGATTATGTAGACCCCGCTAATGTGGTTTACTCTTATACAGAAGATCCTAATTTTGAAGATATATATTATGTAGGAGAGGTTAAAAATTTAAGTTTATCTGAAGTAAAAAGACTATATCCATATCTTACAGATGAAGATTTAGAAGAAATACAAAAATATAAAGGGCCAAGTAATTACAGTAATTATACGCGCAACTATAAAGGGCGCGATGACAATAATTTAATATCTGTATTATTTTTTGAATATAAAACTTATACAAATCAGGTATTTAAATTAAAAAATACTGATCAGGGACTGGAAAAAATATTAGAAAAAGATGACACTTTTGATCCCCCAGAGAATGACAACTTTAGTAGAGTGGCTCGAAGCATAGAAGTATTATATACAGGTGCAAAAGTTTTAGGTTTAAATAAATTACTTGATTGGCGTTTAGCAGAAAATATGACGCGCCCCTCTTCAGATATTACAAGAGTAAATATGAATTATTCGCTTTGTGCACCAAGAATGTATAAAGGGAAAGTTGATTCAATTGTTAGTAGAATTACGGGGTTTGCGGATATGATTCAATTGACTCATTTAAAACTTCAACAGGTATTAGCAAGAATAGTTCCTGATGGTGTTTATTTAGATATGGACGGCCTAGCGGAGGTTGACTTAGGTAACGGAACAAATTACAACCCAGCGGAAGCATTAAATATGTATTTTCAAACTGGTAGTATTGTTGGAAGGTCATTAACTCAAGATGGAGATTTAAATAGAGGTAAAGTTCCAATTCAAGAATTGCAATCATCAAGCGGTATTTCAAAAGTTCAGTCTTTAATTCAAACTTATCAATATTATTTGCAAATGATAAGAGATGTCACTGGATTAAATGAAGCTGTTGATGGGAGTATGCCTGATAAAAATGCATTAGTAGGTTTGCAAAAAATGGCTGCCGCTAATTCTAATGTTGCTACGCGGCATATTTTAAAAGCATTAATGTATATAACGATTAAAATTGCAGAAAACATAAGCTTACGGGCTAATGATGCCTTACAGTTTCCATTAACAAAAGATGCATTACTTAATAGTATAAATACATTTAATGTTAATACACTGGAGGAAATGGAAAAAGTAGCAATGCATGACTTTGGTATATTTTTAGAATTAGAGCCTGATGAAGAAGAAAAAGCAAAATTAGAACAAAATATACAAGTTGCTTTGCAAGCCGGAGGAATTGATTTAGATGATGCAATTGATATCCGCGAGGTTTCAAATATAAAGTTAGCTAACCAGTTATTAAAATTAAAAAAGAAAGAAAGAAGGCAGCAAGAACAGGCTAATGCACAAGCTAATATCCAAATGCAAGCCCAAGCCAACGCGCAGGCATCTGAGGCTGCCGCATTAGCAGAAGTACAAAAACAACAAGCGTTAGCTGAGACTAAAGTACAAATTGAAAA